TGATGGTATTTGAGATTTTAAAATATCTAAAACATATAATTCAGAATTATAATATTCATTACCAATTGAATTTATATAATATGGATACCCATTTAATATAATAAATTCACCTTCGCTCATTCCGTGGTCAACGGGACTTGTCAATCTATAACTTGCGTTGTTATCGGTAATTCTAAATGGTATACCATTACCACTGACAAAACTTAATATTGTATTTCCCGATAATGTATATTTCATCGGATAGTTTTCATCGTGGTCGTACACATATGATACGTGAATGTTCCAATTGTGGTACGGAGCATTCATTGGTGTAATCAATTGGTGAGTTATGTCTCCTGTTTTTGTTACTGTAATTCCTGTAAATGTACTTAAGTCTGAAACATCTATATCGTTAGGTTTTTCTCTGTATACATCATTCCTTAAGAATGCAAACTCGTTATATGGTAAGTAACCATCAAATTCTCCGTCATCACCATCACCAACTAATGCTAACTCTTCAGACAATGGAAGATAACTTGATAATCCGCTGTACATATTTCTGAACACCATCTTTATTTTACCATACAACTTGTATCTTTTACTATCATTTCTTTCTTGACCAAATAATTCATTAATATCTAAAATAATATCTCTATCATCATTAGTTAATAAACTCTTACCTTCTTCAAAATTAACTTGAAGAATTTGGTCTTCGGAAGATGCTTTGTGAAACCTTTTTTCAGGTAATATAATTTTTCTCTTTTCCATTACGTTAAGTCTGTTGATTTAAATGCACCCTTAGGTCCAAACCTATCAATAAATTTATCGAGACCAGTTTTACCAGGTTTTAATCCAAAGTGAAACATAAACGGAGTTGATAGAATTTGTTTAGTTCCACTATAATAATCTTGTGTTCTTCTAATGAAGAAATCTGTAGATGTTGTCCAAGGGATTCCATTCCAAGTACCTGCATTACCATAACGAGTATATAAAGTTCCTGAAGATGGATTTGCTAATGTTCCTGAAGTTACTTGTAAAACAGTATAACCTGGATATTGTGAATCGTATTGATGATATTCGTTTCCTGTAATTCCTGATATAACGGCATCGTAAGCAAACCCCTCATCATCAATAACATTTAGTGTCGATACCGAGGTTCCTGTAAAATCATAGGTAATTGGTAATAACAAATATTTGTCTGATGAGTCATCGGTAGTTCCTGTAACATTATATGCATATGTCATACCTTGTAAAGGTTGTACTTGAACATTTGAAATGTCCCAAGATTGGTCATCAAGAGTTTCAGTATTATATGCACCAAATCCTGTACCTTTTTTATCCCATAAGAAGAATGGTACCGGTTGTGATGATTCAGTTAATCGACCTTGGATTTGTGTTACTCCGTCATTCGCAATGTGTGTTGGTTCATTTAAACAAGCTCTTACCCTTTCACCATCTTCAGAAAACTCCATAGTGATTGGTAGTGGCCCCCAAACTCCGTTTCTTTTAAAAACATCAGGGTATAATTCAGGGTCTAATATTTGATAACTGTATCCAATATATTTTGGACTTTGTAAATCAAACTTTTCTATACCTACCTCATTGTTAATTGATATTAATTGTAACAAATCTCCGTCAAACGCACTTCTTATTCCGTTAGTATAAAATCCATTATTGTCAAAGAAATTTCTTAAATCAAAATTAGCATTACTAACATCCATTCTATAGTTAATTGCCATACCAAGAATCTCACCAAAATCTTGATATGAAGTTGGACCTATTTCTCTAGATACTGAACAATTAGGGTCAAGATTCGGGTCTACACAAATTTCTCTAATGAATTCATCTCTTGGTCCTAAATCAACAATAGTTGTTGGTCTGTTAATTCTTTTTCTAGAACCATTAAATGATACTCCCCAAACACCTGTGCTGTTGTTATATGGTGTTGCTCTATAATAATAATGTGATTCGCTTTGGTTTGTTTCTAAATTAGTCTGTACTGTTCTCTTAATTAATTGTTCACAACAAGCAGATTTACTCCAAAATAAAAATCTTTTTTGTGTTTCAAATGTAAAGAAATATAAAGAACCTGATAACCAATTATCCACGAATGAATAGTTAACAACTCCCGAACAAAATAATTTAGACATACGTCTACGTCTTCTATATTCTTTCATTATGTTAACCACCCTACGATTTGACATAGTACCAGGAATCATATAAAAAATACCATTAGTAAATTCAGATTGTCCTGATGGTGTTCTTGGTGTATATGTTTCTCCGTCATATATTGTTGGTAGTGGTTTATTACTACTATCAACGTCTGATATTAAGGTAGCCTGTACATCCATACCAGCAGTATATTGTAACGGTGTTTTTTCGGTTCTATTTGGTGCAACATAATATTTCTGAACTAAAGATTCGTCATATGGTGTGTCATAAATTGCACAACCCTCTTCTAATATGTCAGTCGTGGTTGATTCAACCGAAGATACATTTTTATCTCTAATTATTGCCGTGTATGTTATCGACTCATTGAATAATCCTGAGACATCATTAAAAGTTATTGTTGCTCCTGATGTAAAAATGGTGGTACCGGTTAAAAGAACACCATTACTACTTGTTGTTAAAATATAATTTGTTTGATTATTTAAAAAATTTGTTAAATCACTTGGAACTGTTGCCCCTGAACATATTCCTGTAGGGTCGGGGTTTGAGAAAGTAAAATTACTTGCAATTACAGTTCTTGGACTTTCCGTAGATGAACCTTGAATTGTTACAGTACCAACCTCACAATAATCAATTGCATTTCCTAAACCACCTACGGTACCGTATTCATTATCTTTATTACATTCAAGACAAGAAGGATAATCAATTAAAAACAATTCTCTTTGTCCACCATCTTGAATTCCGTAAGCATATCTTCTTAATGCTCTACTAACAGACTTAATCGGCCAAAAATTCGTAGCATCTGAAAATCTATGAAAAATTTTAGCTATTGTGTTATTAAAAATGAAACCAGATACTGTAGCTAACTGTTCAAAGAATAATAATATATCGGCAATTAATAATTTAACCGTGTAATTTCTAAAACCAAAATTAACCGGCGGTGTTACAACTGAAGATTCACAATCAGCTTCTCTTGGAGGTGCAATTTCTTTTATTCCTAATAATTGACCTGAAAGAGTTGCTAATGAATTTTTAAAGAACGAATTATGAAATGACGATACTGTAAAAACTTTATTATATGTAAATCTATAAAAATAATCTTGTGGTACGTAGAATCCATCAACAGTATTTAATATTAAACTTAATGCTTCCGGTGGGTAATCTTTATAGTTATTGGACCAAGCATATGACATATCAATTCTCGTGGTGTACTCTCTAATGTTAGGTACTAATATTTGTGCTGTACCTTGTTGTTGTGTTGTAAATCTAAAACGATAACATCCTGATGTTGGTATACCTTTGTTTGGGTCATTGGAATATTCATTCTCACCAAATTCATTTGTATATACAAAATCCATATTCATCGGTAACGACACAATAAATGAACCGTCATCCGTGATGTCTTCTTTTACATCGTACACTTCTAAAATCGGTCGATTGTTGTTGTCATATTCGGCAGTAAAACGAATCATTTCTATTTTACCCGCCTTTGTCGTTAAATCACATTTTTTGTTACTATCTCTTTTAACACTACAATTTGCTTTGACTCCCGCTCTACCATCTGTATAAGTTCCCCCAATAAGGTAAGCCTTCGGTTCAATTTTAACTCCTTGGTCTGATAAATCAAAATCGGTTCTTGTTATACCAATTTCACATAAATCTTCAGAACCCCAAAAAGGATAAACTTCAATTGTTTTTCTAAATGTTTTAATTTGTGGAAGTGAGTCAATATCTACACTAGCCTTAAATTCATAAGCAGATTTAAATTCCTCTAAACCGAATCCTTTTCTTAAGTAATCATCAGGTCTTAATGAGAAACAACTAATATCTGACAAATCCACGTCACATACTATGATTTGTTCACCCAATGGTACCCCCCAAATCATAAAGTCACCCGCACTATTTGTTTTTACGGTGTACTTGTAATATTTTTCATACACCTCTAAAACTTCTTCTCTGTCTAAAATATCTGTTTGGTCAGGGAATGTTCCCGTTGCTGCGTGTCCGCTGTGTTGTCTTCTTGCTGGTAATAAATTGTATCGATAATGATTATCGTCTTTAACTGAAACTTCAGTATATGGGTATAACGCTGATATTACAGGGTCATTTACATCGTCATCGTCTAATGGTACGAAAATTGAAACTCGTGCATTTGGTACTCCAAAACCATTATTTACGGTAAGTCTACCACAAACAACACCATAGTCTGCACATAACGATGTGTATACATCCCTTTGAGATAATTTTAAAGACAACAATTCCAATAAATCGAAATCTTGTTTGACTTCAAATTTAATGTATTGGTCTTCTCCAATGTTGGTATGGATTCTATGTTTTTGTATCATCTTATAATAAATAGAAACTCAATGGTTTTCTTATAAGATAACTAAAAAACAAATTAATATGTAGCCGAAGTTAAAGTTTTTACTCTGACTTTAATATCACTTTGTGGGAATCGAATTTGACAAATCTGATTTGATTTCATATATATGGTCGAATCAAATTGTAATATTTCTTTTGTGATATTATCCTTGTAAGCCTGAGAGATTTCGGCCGATGAATATTTTCCACCGATTTTGTTGAACACTCTAACATCCACGACGTTCACAACCCCTGTTACGTTACCAATTTCTCTCATTAAGTCACCAACAAACAACGGGTCACCCATTTTTCTTTTGTCGATGGCGAAGAAGTTTGTTACAGTATTAACAGTTTCTTTTAATACGTCACTTTGACTTTCGTTTTTATTTACTACTAAATCAACCTCTAAACCTAAATCAATAACCTCACCGCTCATAATGTCTAAGAAGTCGTTTAACATTCTAAATTTAGACAAATAGTTCAATACGTTATTCTTAAGTGTGTTAGATACAATATCTGTTAAATTACCTTCACTATCATATGATAATAATTTAATTCTCACTTTGTTGTCTTCTTCCATCACACTAACCTTAGCCGGCGCACCGTAAGTTGACGGCATCGTTTCAATTAAAGATTTGTAGTCATTTAATGTTACCGCTCTATTTTGTGCTGCAAAGTTATATGCAACCATATTTCTAATTTCCTCTATGGTCGGTGAATCTGCTCCACCTACCGCAGGTGTTATATTTGTAACTCTTAATGATTGGTATACTTGGTCATTTATTGTTGAATTTGGACCATTCAACGCAAAATCAATTGTATCTATCGATGTTATCACATTAACCCCGAGATTTGATTCTTTACCTCCACCTATACGATACTTGATGAATAACGTGGTATTTGCTCTCGGTATGTTACCCAATGAGTTGTTATTAAGGAAAGTTGCAATATTAACTTTCATTGTTCCGTTCATATAGTTATCCAAATTATCCATTGGGTCTACATTTCCTGAACCGAAAGTAACACCGAAATAACCTTCAGGTGTATACTCAGTAATAAATTTATTATCAACTCTAAGGTAATCACCTGATTTAAAATTATCAGTATCTGAAATTGTTGTTGAGTCTTCAATAAAAACTCTATCTTCCATTAATGACTTAACCTCGTACCATTTATTCCCGTTTGTAAATTCATCATATGTAGGGTTACTAGCATAATTTGTACCAGATTTATGGATTACACTAACAACACCCAATACGTTTTTCTCAGGTAAGTATAGTTTTAAGAATGGTTTTTGGTCAACCTCATTAATAACTCTTCTATAAATCTTAGTCGTTCCATTTACAACCGCCTCTCTTTTGGTGATTGTATATGATATTAATTTACTATTGTTATCAAAATTTGGAATCTTTAATCTATTAGGTTCACCTTTACTATTGAAAGGATTTGAAAAATCGATGTCCTCAAGAGTTTCAAATATCTGTCCTCCACCCGAAACTTGTGCTCCCGCTTTTAGAATACCCTCATATCTTTCATCGTCTTTATCACCTCTAACAGGGACGTTAATTGAGAAATCACATAACGCAACTGATGGTCTTAAACCGGGTAGTCTAATACCATAAGTTTTTGCAATATGAAATAATGATTGTCTTTGTTGTGCAAAGTCCAACATTGTTTCCTGCCAAACTCTATCTATATGGAAATGTAAGTTATCAGCAACCGCAGCATTTAAATCAAGTAATACTGAATAAATTGATGCATCGTTAAAATTACTTATTAATTCTGGATAATACTTTTTAGTTAATGAAACTAATTCGTCTCTTAAACCTGCAAAATCTCTTGTTGCGTATGATATTTCTTTTGCCATTTTATATGTTAATAATTATAAAGTCTGATACTGAAAATGCTCCGTTATTTACTGTATAATCAAGTTTAACTTTAGCAGTATAAGGTTTACTCGAATAATCAGAAACCCTAAACAATCTCTCGTCTTCGTCTTGTGTATACGTTTTTGTTTCATCAGGGTCATTTTCCGCTGACATTATGTTTAAAGATTTGATTTCTACATTTGGTATAAATTTTCTTATACCCTCACGAATCTCCTCCTCAATATGATTGAATGTTACCACATCATTTTGTTCAAATATGTATTCATATAACCTCGTACCAAAGTCAGGTAAGTAATATCTCGTACCCTTTCTTGTTAAAAGTAGGTGTATGAGATTAGCTCTCACTTCTCTCTGTGGAGACTCTGTGGTTTTTAAGTAATCTCCGTATCTACTATCTCTAAATGGATAGTCAATTCCATATGATGTTAACGCCATATCAATAAATATAAACTAAACTAAAATGGGAATAAATAAAAAACCCAACCGAAGTTGGGTTTAATATGGTGTCTTGATATTCACCCCCTGTATTCTCGAGACCTGGAAGCCCAAGGTACGCCTTGACGACATTAGTACTTTGAGGGAGCCTCCCATTATCTTTATGAACCACAACCCTCACACTCAAATGGTGAGTCGGTTGGTTTCATACTTAAAGCAGTTTCATTTTGTTCAAACAAAATCGACTTGGTTGGTAATTCAACATTTTGTGTGTTTGCAGATGTCGTTTCCACTTTTTGTGGGGCTGACATTTCCACACCCAAAGTTTTGATTGCATCAACCGCCGCTCTTGTTCTTAGATAGTACATACCCGTTTTTAAACCTGATTTCCATCCAAAGATATGTGCCGCCAATAATTTTGGTTTGGTTACATTATCAATAAACAAGTTTAATGACTGAGATTGGTCAATGAAAATAGACCTATTTGCTGCCATTTGTAAAATTCTCTTTTGAGAC